CGTGGATTCTCAGTCAATACAGGCATTAACACAATGTCTGTTTGCTCTAGCAACTGTCCTTGTAATTCCCAAGACCATTCTCGCATGTCCAAGCGATTAAAGTTGATACCGCTTACTGCACCTTTGGCTTGTCTAGTTTTAAATTTGCTTAATACTCGATTTGTTTTGGCACTGATCATAGTATAGCAATAATTTCCAATTTCACTTTCTAATCTAGACCACACTTCTTGTATGGGTAAAAATTTAAAACTACTCTGCGAGCCAAACCACAACAAGTTTATGTCTACACCGGGTGCAAATTTGGGAGACAGTTTGGGTCTTTCGTAAGGGTCCGGCATGACAATGCTGTCTTTGCCTGTGAAATGTTTAGTACTAATCCCCATGTTGATGCTGTTGACAGATACTAGATCGGCCAATTGGCTGCAGGGTTCGTACTCGGCCTTTTCTTCAAATTTGTTATCACAAAGATCGTAAATGGTTCGGGCGCCCAGGTCTCGAGCACGTTGTATACTAGCTACTGAACTACGTTTTAAAAAGATAACAATAGTATTTGAGTCAACTTCGCTCCATTCAGTTAAAATTTTAGCATCATAACCTTGTTCTAACAATGCTTGACAGGTCACATCACCACGCAATCTGTGGCTGGCTCGTTTGCTTTTGTAAGCATCACTGTAAAATCTAATTTTTATTCCCATCCCATGATCCAATCATCTTTGAATTGATCCAACTTTATCATGCCCCAGCTTTGCAACAACTCAATCGCGGCAAATTGTCCATAGTCTCGACTGTAAGCATCGTGTGGCTTTTGTTCAATGACCACAACGGGCCGACAAGTTTTAATAGTTTGTTCCGCACCCTGCAACACACGGTATTCAAAGCCTTCGCAGTCAATCTTGATGTAATCAACTTCGGGAATATTGAGATTGTCCAGTCGAACTATTGTGGTATCTCCGTTGCCTATGCTGTCAGGATCAACATGCGTATGCCCAGTATTACCTTCAGTAATGTTCATGCGAACAGTACTATCCTGATCTCCCAGTGCAAGTGGGCTTACCCATAGTTTGTTATCTGGAACATTTTTTTCAAGACATTCTCTAAATATTTGCACTGGTTCAAATGCAACGACCTTGTCAAAATGTTGCACAAGATCACGTGCCCATAAACCCACATTGGCACCGATGTCCAAGGCTGTTCGGTGTTGCTTTACATATTGTAAACTCTTCAGTCTAACAGGTTGTTGGTATTCGGCAGGACCACCCTTGCTGATATTTTTAGCCAGCATTTTGGGAAAATGATCTTCGGTGTCCGGGAACCACCATCCGTAGCTTTCATACATTATAAGTCTCCTTGAGTATTCTTGCGGCTGTGCCGTTGGTCAATTCTGTGGTGTGAAATTGCCCGTAGGCCAAATGACAAGCCCACTTGTGAACTTGATCCGGATCAGGGAACCAAGGGGTTTCGATCTTGCTTAAATCACTATTGCTCACAGGCCGTGCGGCATTGGCTGCTGGCTCAGTAACAAAAACCGGCACACCAGCCAACACGGCTTCGGTGGCAGCAGTACTGTTAAAAGTCACCACAGCATGTACATCATTCAGCCATTGTTCTGGACGTTGTGTCTTACGAGCCATGCGTGACACCGGTCTTTCTCGCATGCGTATAGGACGATCGGTGTGTTGTTTGATCATGGCAATGGTATCTGCCAACCAGGATTCAAGTGTGAGACCATAAAACGTACAAGGTTTTTCGTCCGGAGCCACTATCAATATATCCCTACAATGTGCTTGGTATGGTCTAATTTTTACATGCAATCTGGATAACCTATCTGCAGGCCGGTCAATAATTTCGTTGTGTTGCAAATTATTAAACACAATTCTGTGCCAATATTTCCACCCACTGGGATTGTCAGGATTGGGTCTATTGCCCAAGTATCCAGAATCCATGTAGTAAAACGGACGAGAATCTTGCCAGCACCGTTTGATAATCTTGTGCTTCATGATACCGCGTAGCACCAGTGGAGCATCACTATCTTCGTACTGCCATGTTTCCAAGCAGGTGGCATCAACTCCAGATCCTGCCGCCAACATCTGTATGTATTCGTCAACATTGTTTTTGTTTAAGAATATCCAGTTCATTGCCAGTATGCTTCTGTTCTTGTAACTTTGAGATCTTCGCGGTTGCTACGTTTTAAATCTTTTCTAGCACCTTTAAGATGATCTAGATATGCACCCCAGTCTGAATTGATCAGCGGATGCCCTTCACCGGGACTGTTGAGTTTGCTGGGTCTAAGATCACCCAACTTGGCTGCCCAGTCGAATTCAACCAATCCGGGAATGTTTTTTCTTACTGCATCAAACACAAAACTGTCATGCCACTCATCCAACAAAAAGATACCGTTGTCTGCGTCATCATACATGCGCTGAAATTCTCGAAGAAAACGTTTAATACCTTTGGTGCCTATTCGCATTGAGTAAAGTCCGCACTCACTAAATTTTTTGCGGCGTCCTAAAAAACACAACTCATACTGTGGTTCACACAGTCTATCCAGGTCTGCTAGAGTGATCTTGCTGTGGCACACCGTATCAGCATCCATCCATATCAGCACATCTGTGTTGACATTTTGAGCACAATGAAAAATGCTGTATGTTTTGTGGGCAAATCTGACTGCATTCCATTTGAATCCTTTGTTGGAATCTTTCCTCAGACTGCGAACAGGATCACCTGAAATATCACCTGTTGCTCTGGGCACATGTTGCCATCGTTGTTTAAATTCAGTCAGTGCAGACACAACAGAGATGTCACGCACCACAATATTGGGCGCAGACTCACTGATGGTGCAATTTTCAGTGTACACAATCAACTCAACTTCTTGCGGCCATGTCTGCAAAAAAGTTTGAATCATGCGTTGTCCATACTTCTTGTAGCCGGACTCGTTAAACGTGGTAATTACTGAGTACTTCATCAAACTACTTATGATCAAAAACATAGCCTATTATCCTTTGCAATGTGCTCTCAATAGCAAACCTGTTATGAGTGCTGTGCTAGACTGTTTGCAGGCACGAGGAATCGAAACACAAGAAAACTCCATGACGTCTGATGCGGCAGTAATTTGGTCAGTGCTGTGGCATGGGCGTATGAGACCAAATCGTGCGGTTTATGAACATTATCGAGCACAAGGTAAACCGGTAATTTGCATTGATATTGGTGCATTATATCGAGGGCAAACTTGGAAAATTGCTGTGAACAATATAAATGCTCAGGGCTATTATGGACACCAAGAAAATTTGGACCCAGATAGACCAAAAAAACTCAAAATAAGTCTTGCATCAAATTTTTCAAACAATCCTGCCATACTAGTAGCCGCACAACACACTCAAAGTTTACAAGTGGCTGACTTACCCACTTTGGAATCCTGGATTGCCAAAACTATTCAGCAGGTGAGAACACACACAGACAGACCCGTTGTGGTACGCCCGCATCCAAGATCCAAATTGAATTGGGACATATTACCAAGGGATATTCAAATTGAAAAACCAACAAAAGTAATTGATACCTATGACAGTTTTGACATACACTTTGATTTTTATGCTGTGATTAATTATAATTCAGGACCGGGTATTCAAGCAGGCATTGCTGGATGTAGACCCGTTGTCGCACAATCCAGTTTGGCACACCCTGTTGCTGTAAATATAGCCGACATCGACAAACCTTATGCAATTGATCGGGCACAATGGCTGACGGAAATCTGCCATACTGAATACACTGTAGAAGAAATACAAGCCGGCACCTGGCTTGGTAGAATTGCGCCAATATTAGAAGGACTCATATGAATTGGTTAGAATATTATCGTCAAAAGTATTATCCTTTACTCACAATCACAAATATTCCACCAGGGTATGGTTACCAGTTTGCAGAAGGCGGTCCTTCTCTAGGCCCTGGTATCTACAATCGTTTTTTAGGATTTGATATCATGTGGAGGCTGTTGTTGAATCAACAAGCAGGTAGTTTTAGCATCATAGAAACTGGTACATTGAGAGAAGGCAACAGTTGGACAGATGGACAAAGTGCATTTCTTTTTACAGAGTTTGTTAAACACCATGGAGGACAAGTGCGTAGTGTAGATATAGATCCTGCCGCATGTGATGTTGCCCGTAATTTTATTAACAGCAACCAATTTTCAGTCACATGTAGTGACAGCGTGACTTGGCTTGCACAACAAAAAGACCTAGCTGAAGTAGATTTATTTTATCTAGACAGTTACGACGTAGATTGGAACAATGATACTGCCAGTGCCGAACATCACTTGAAAGAGTTTTTGACCATAGAACCATTTGTAACACCAGGCACAGTTGTAGTAATAGATGATAACTCGCGTTGGGTCAACACTAACCAACGCACCGGCAAAGGTCGACGGGTAGTAGAATATCTAGAACAGAAAAGCATCTACCCCATCTATGATGAGTATCAAATTATTTTCCAATTTTAATGAGCAAAAAGAATCCTGCCATAATTGACTGTGCTTGTGTGATACATGGCAACGGATACAACTGGCAATATGTGGAACGATTGTACAACATGTTGTGCAGAGTATTCCCTCATGGCATACGCATGCATGTGTACACCGAACATGATAGATCAGTCCCACCACATATGATCAAACACATACTAAAAGACTGGGGCATTGCTGGACCAAAAAGATCTTGGTGGTACAAAATGCAGTTGTTTAATCCTGGGCATTTTGACGGCAACCTGTTGTACCTGGATCTTGATGTGGTTGTGGTTCGTGAATTAGATTTTGTAAGAGCATTGTCAACTGATTATTTTTGGGCCATTAAAGACTTTAAATATCTACAACGAGGGCAAACACACACCCTTAACTCCAGTATGATGTGGTTCAATGTAAACCAATTTAGTTGGATTTGGGATCAATTCAATGAGGCAGACGTTAATACCACAATCAAACATTATCCAGGAGACCAAGATTACTTGAGTGCGGTACTAAATGTCAACCAACGTAGATTTTTTGAAACTAAGTTTTTTGAAAGTTATCGTTGGCAATGTTTAGACGGCGGATTTGATTTTCACAAAAGAAAACATTTGCGTCCGGGCGTGGGGGTCGAAATAGCCAACGATACTGCACTTGTTGTATTTCACGGAAAACCCAAACCGCACGAAGTACATGATCCTGTTATTGTACAACTGTGGAAATAGGTAATACTTAGGTAGTACTTGACCATCAATTGCTCTTTTGCTATAATAGACACATAGTAAGGAGCAAAAGATGCAGATGATTACAGGACAACCCAAATATGTAGAGCGACGTGTTGCACAGTTTGTAGCACAGGGCTACAGAATAGTCCTGCGTCATGTCCATCCGGATGCGTCTATAACTGTCAAATTGGAGCGATAATGGGATACAAAGTAATTGCAGACAAGTTTGAAACAGATCTAATGCGCCAAAAGTACGGGCCACG